TTCTTCCCATTCTTCCCACCGTTCTTCCCATTCTTCCCGTTCTTCCCATTCTTCCCACCTTACTTCCCATTCTTCCCGTTCTTCCCGTTCTTCCCACCATTCTTCCCATTCTTCCCGTTCTTCCCACCGTCTTTCGTTGGACCGTTCTTCCCACCGTCATTCGGACCATTCTTCCCACCGTCATTTGGACCGTTCTTCCCACCTTCATTCGTTGGAGTTGGAGTAGGAGGAGGCGGAGGCAGATGCTCTGCAGATTATTGCTGGCAGTGCCCATGTTCAAACTGTTCTTGCTAAACTTGATGGGTGTGTATAAAACAATACACACCCAATCAGGTGTATGATATACTAATAGTTATAAAAAGGAGATAATATGTACGCAGTTCTAGTAAAAAATAACGAAACATCTTGGGATGTTGTCTATACATTGCAGTATGATTCTGAAAATAACAGAAAGATTGCTGTTGATGAGGCTTTAGCAAAAGATGCGCCAGTTATAGGAATGGAAACGACTTCTTTCAGAAATCTGGTTAGACCAGGTGCTGTATGGGATGGATCTTCTTTTTCTGGAGGAGTAGAACTACCAGAAGGTAAAGTAGCAGTAGATATCTGGGATACACACAAAAGATTTACTTTTCTTTCTGAAAATGTTGTAGTTGCAAATTTTCCACTTAAGAACGACTCTCCTGTTTCAGAATTTTTATCTGCAGCATTTGAAAATGAGGTTATTCTTGTTGCTATTCCATCCGATCAGTCTGTCTCAATAGGTGGAACTTACGGCTGGGATGGAACAAGATTTTTAGCAGTTTAATATATTTGACTAATAAAATATTTTAAGTCATACTATGAGGACTAGTACCTTGTGCTTTTATGTGTTTTATAAAATCAGGATGATATAATAGTTTTATAGCAGAAAGGCTTAGCCCATGGAAATGTACGATGAAAATTCAAACCACTGGTTTACAAAAGACAGGTCTGAAACAGCATCAACAAGATTAGAGCCTAAAAAGGTTGATGACAAAATTACAGTTGAAAATCCAGGTCTTGGTTTAAATATCTATAGAAATGTTTTTTCTGTTGACGATGCAAATAGATATATTAATATTCTTGAGTCAAATTTAAGCGGAAACAAGAAATATAAATGGTCAGAAGCACAGGTAACAAACTCAACAACACCAATCAAAAAAGCAAGAGATTGTGTAGATTTTAAATACAAGCAAGAAAATCTAGGTCCTAAAGATGAAACTAATTCAGAACTTATCGACTTGCATGAAGAGATCTATCAAAAGTTAAAGTTCTGCGTTGACGATTATGCACGGTACTGGGGAATTAATGTAGTGTATTATGAAGCATTTAATTTTGTAAAGTATGAAGGCGAAGGAACTCACTTCAATATCCATGCAGACCATGGCCCAGCATATAATTGCACAGTCTCTGCTGTTATCTATATTAATGACGATTACGAGGGCGGAGAGATTAAGTTTCCAAGACTTGACAACTATGTCCACAAGCCAGTTGTTGGAGATATAGCAATCTTTCCTTCAAACTATATCTATGAGCATGCATCTTTACCAATGAAGTCAGGTACAAAATATTGTGTAGTCATAATGACCGATATAAATGAACTAGGCCATAAATAGTGAATGAAAAATATAATCTTGCAATATTTAGATCATTTAGACCTTGGCTAAATAAAGATAGCAAAAGTGTTCCAGGACCAACACAAGGAGTTATTCCAGAGTGGTATAAAAATGCTGACAGATTTGCTAAAATGCCAAATGGAGAATACTATAAGGCTCCAAAAGAGGTTTGTCCATTTCCAAAAGAAGGAACTGTAGACGACTATGGAAAGATTCCAACATGGAAAGCCTGTCCGGCAATCATGGATGCTTTTTCTACAGGGTATGTATTTAAAACTCCTTGTGATTTAACATTTTTTAAAAACAGTGTTGGAATTATTGATGTAAAAATAGAAGACAGCAGATATGGTGATTTTTGTACCAAGAGACAGCCAATGCCTCAGTTTGAGCACCCAAAAGGATTCTACAGATACCACTTTGCTTGGATGGCAGATTGGGGCTTAGAACTTCCAGAAGGTTATAGCGCACTATTTATGACACCCATGAATAGATTTGATCTTCCATTTATGAACACCACTGGTGTTGTGGATAGCGATAAGGTTCATTTACTTGGCAGTTTTCCATTTTTTATTGCAGAGGGATGGGAGGGTACGATTCCAGCAGGAACTCCATACCTTCAGGTTATTCCCTTTAAGAGAGAAAACTGGGAGCACAAGGTAGAAATTCTAGATCAGTCAGAGATGTATGGTAAACTTATGGATAATGCAAAGTTTTACCGTCAACCAGACGGCGGTATATATAAAAATAAAGTTTGGTCAAGAAGAGAATACAGATAAGGATATAAAATGCAGACATGGACAGAAAAGATTAACCTTGGTAATGGCATAACTTGCTACAGAGGAGTAATCAAGAAAGAGTTTGACGTAATTAATAGACTAGAGACTAACCTTGGCTCAGTTGCTAATTACGGAGAGTTATCTCCAGAAGGTAAAAAATATCACTGGATGCCAGCATATGTTGGATATCAACAACTTATGCCAGACTATAGAGACTGTGTAGACTTTAAATTTAAAAAGACAGACATAGAACTGGACTCTAGTGAAGAGTCACTAAAATTGCAGGCACTTTGGCAAGACGTTTATGACGCTCAGTTTGCAGCAGTTGAAGATTATAGAAAAGATCACAACATCATGCCACTAAAGTATTGGGAAGCATTTAATTTTATTAAATACGGTCCAGGACAGCACTTTAAGGAACATCATGACCACGGATACTCATACAACTGCACCGTATCACTTGTTGCATATGTTAATGATGACTACGAAGGCGGAGAGTTGTATTTTAGATTGCAAAATTTAAACATTAAGGCACAGGCTGGAGATCTTTATATCTTCCCGTCCAACTTTATGTACCCTCATCAGGCAATGCCAGTTCACTCTGGTACAAAGTACTCTATTGTTACAATGCTTGATTATAGCAAGAAGTTCCACACTCCAGACATGTATGATTCAAAGTGGGACAATGAGTAATGTTTAATATATCAGTTGAAAAGATGAATGGTGCTTTATTTGATATTGCTCCTATGTCTATAAAAAGGGGCTGGATGGATGACACTTCAGAAGGCCACGCATATAGATGTTTTCCAGTAACACAATCCAATGTTGTTGGCTGGAGTCTTTTCTGCAAAGAGGATATAGAGTTTTTATGGGATGGTGTAAATGACCAAACTCCAGATCATATTGAAATAATATCAGCACCAGAAGGCTCATATGGAGGAAGAGGTCAGTCATCTATAAGTTTTAATACTGGTTTAATATTTAGAACAGATCCAGATGTAAGTCTGTTTACTATTAACCCAGTTAATTATTTTAGCAATGACTTTGAGACAATGTCTAACCTTATCAGCACTTCATTCTATGACAATCCTCTTCCTCTTGCAATAAAAGCAAGAAAGCAAAATAGTGTAGTAAGCATTAAGGCTGGAACGCCTATTGCAACAATAATCCCTATATCTCTTTCTTCTTTAAATAATACGGCTATTAGTATTGTGGACTATCAGGATAACGATAGGAAAAGAATAAATGCTAACATTGCATATGGAGAAGCAGCCCAAGTGGTTAACTCTTCTGGTCAATGGACAGATTGGTATAGAGATGCAGTAGACCAAAATGGAGAGTCTTTAGGTTCTCATGAGGTAAAGGTTTTAAGGTTGTCTGTAGTTGACAACACACAAAATAAACAGAATGGTATAATGTAATTATGGATAATACAAAAAGTGTTGTTTTTAGAAAACCTTCAATGACACCATCTGGCTGGTTTGGCAGTGGTAAAGAAATGATTGTTGAACTAGAAAACTTTATGACACAAGAAGAAATAGAGTTTTTAGAAAAATCAGCAAAGTCTTTAAAAATATGGGATGTAACAGAAAGCCATGTAAATGAAAATGGAACAGTTGTTTATGACTCAGATTATTGGAAAGATAGAGTTGCAACTCAGCCAACCCTAGATAAAAACGATCCAAACATATCACCAGTAATTGCTGGACTATTTCAAAGACTACAGCCTATCGTTGAAGAGTTTTACAAGGTAAAGGTTATTCCTACTGGAACAACTATTGTTAAATGGCTTCCAGGACAATTTCAAAAGCCTCATGCCGACAAAGAACTTCATGAAGGACCAGATGCTGGATTACCAAATGATTTTCCAAATTATGATCTTTCAAGTCTATTTTATTTAAATGATGACTATGAGGGTGGAGAATTATATTTCCCACTTCAAGGTGTTCAGTTTAAGCCAAAAAAAGGAGCAGCATATTTTTTCCCAGGAGACAAAAACTATATCCACGGAGTAACAGAAGTTAAAAGTGGACTAAGGTTTACATGCCCATTTTTTTGGGAGATCACAGAGCATACAGGAGACAGGAAGCCATAAATGACAACAACAAATCTTGAGTCAATAGAAATATATCCAAACATTCGTGTCTATAAGAATATGTTTAAAGATATTTCAAAGTCTTATAAAGTTTTAACAGATTCTTTATTGGAATCAGAAGACAGAGTTTTTAGTCCATGGACACAGTGGTCTATTTTTGGAACCTACCTAAATCCTATATTCCCTCAATTTTTGATGGGAAGAAGGCATGCAAACATAGATAATATTGAAACAAAGACAGCCGTTCAAGAAGATCAAAAAAATTTCGGCATAGAAATGATGGAAAACTTTCATTTAGTAACAGAAGACTATATTAAAATATACAATATAGACGTAGACTTAAATGAAACATCTATAGATGAAAACGGCAACACAATTCCAACTTGGCGATGGACTGGTGGAACAATAGGAAAGTATCACATAAGCACTGACTCAGAGCCTGTAGGAATGAGATATCATTCAGACTACATAAGAGAGCAAGGACATTCTCCAGGATATAAGTTTGCAATAACATGCACAATTTACTTTAACGATGACTATGAGGGTGGAGAAGTTGATTTTGCTATGGGAGATAAACTTGTTAAGTATAAGCCAGAGGCTGGAGACTTATTGGTGTTTCCTTCAGGTCACCCAGACTATTTAACAGAAGACGGAATGCCTTATCTTCACGGAGTTATGCCATCATACAAGAAAAATAAGTTTTTGTCAAGAATGTACTGGCAAAAATATCAAAAGGGAACAGATGAATGGTATGCAAAAGAGAAAGAATTTGGTAAAGAGGTTTGGGCAGCAATGCAGCCAGAACTAGAAGAAAAATTTAGACAAGAGCATCCACAAAGATCAGTTATAGAAAATGGGGTAAGAATCATATGAACCTAGAAAATAAAAAAAGAATAACAGACGACATTGTTATTTATGAAAACTTTTTATCTCCAGAGGTATCTGCAAAACTTGTAAAAGTTTTAGATAAGCATGTTGAGGTTGGAACAATTACATGGATGCCAATATCTTTTTATGAATCATATTCTTCTGTATTGCCACAAGATGATGATGAGCATGTTATTGCAGAAGGTCTTAGCCCAAAGATTTTTTCAGAAATTAAACAGGGAATTGTTGAAGCAGTAGCAAGCGTACATGACATTGATCCAAAGATAGTTTCTCAGATTGGCTACCACACACAAAAATGGGAGCCAGGAGCATATGCAAGAGTTCACTCTGATAACACAGATGAGCATGGTAACTCTGGAGCATTTACAAGAAGCAGATATGCAGCATTCTTATATCTAAATGATGATTTTGAAGGCGGACTGTTACAGTTTCCAGACCAAGACATTAGCATTAAGCCAAAGGTAGGAACGCTTGCAGCATTTGATGGCGGGTTTAATAACATGCACGAAGTAACTCTTATAACCAGTGGAACAAGATATACTCTTGGTTCTTTCTGGGATGACAGAGAAGAAGATGCATACCCACAAGAGTTAAGAGATGCTTGGGCTGCAGAAATGAAAGAAACTAGAGCAAAGCAAGAAATTGAAAGAGCCGAGTGGCAAGAGTTGCTTAAGCAAGGCTGGAAAATTGATAAAGATGGAAATAAGTATAAAATAGACGAGGCAGGAAATGTCTGATTCTTTTAAAAAACAATTAACAGAAAATGGTTTTAAATTTGAAGAAATTACAGACGAACTGATTTCTGTTGAAAATTTTTTATCAAAAGAAGAGATAGACATTTTTTGGGAAATAATTAATAGCACTTCTCAGGCAGACTGGGAAGTAGAGTATATGGGTAATTTAAAGAATTTTTGCCTAGAAAAGTTTGGCAGAGATGATGTTGAAAACCTAGTTGCTGAAGGAAAGTTTGAAATTACACAAAATTGGGTAGATAAAAACTTCAATATAACTCATCATGAAATTTACAGACCACTACATAATAGGCTGAACTCTATGATAAGAAAAGCGTATGAGTCCTTAGAACTAAGTGGTCTTGCAACAATTCAAAGAATGCAAAAGGGTGTTGAACTAAAAGCACACACTGACCAGCACACAGATCCATCAATTAGATATGCAACTATTATCTATATTAATGATGACTATGTAGATGGAAGTGTTTTCTTTCCAAAACTTGGAATAGACCTAAAGCCTAAGCCAGGAACTCTTTTGTTTTTCCCAGGAAATGAAGAGTACGAGCATGGAGTCAAGCACGTTGGTGATGGACCAATAAGATATGTGCTTGTTGGCTTTGTTAAAGAAAAAGGATTTTATGAAAAAAATAAATACTAAAGGAGAAGAAAATGAATAAAGAAATACTAGACCCAAAGGTTTACTACTATACTGATGCTATTGAGGATTTTGAAAATTTTCAAAAAGTTTTAAAAGAGTTGGACGACCTTGAGCAAAATATTGAATCAGATGTTAATGTTTGGAAAGTCTGGACTTCTTCTAATGATAAAGATTTTATATATGGAGAAACAAAGACGTTCGATCCTAATGCTATTAATAGTCTTAGTGGAGAAGTTGCAGAAAAAAGCAAATATATATATGACTCTATCATGACTACAATGAATAATGTTTACAAAGATTACGCAGAATCATTGGGAGACTTTGATGAGCCAAGACCATTTCCAACTTTTAATATTAAAAAGTACAATACTGGAATGGGAATGGGTGCACACTTCGATCAGTTAGATGGTGATCAAACCCTCAGATACTCTTTGGTTATGTATCTTAATGATGACTGCGAGGGTGGAGAAATTTCCTTCCAACTAAAAGACTATGACGGTGGATGGACAAGTTCTGAAGGTTGGGTACGAGGAGCACCAGCAGTAGATTTAGATTATGATGTTGCAGTCGCTGAGAAGGCTATTGATTTTGGAGTAAAACCTAAAGCAAATAGTGTAGTTATATTCCCAGCATATGCTCCATACTTTCATACAGCCCATGTTGTTAAGTCTGGTTACAAGTATATGGTTCCTGGTCATTGGATACACAACCACATGAGTCTTAATCCTAGTCAGAGTATGTAATTGAAAACAGCAATAGTAACTGGAGCAAGCAAGGGCGTAGGATACGCAACTGTAAAACTTTTATCTGAAAATGGATATAAGGTTATTGCTGTTTCAAGAAACTTGTCTAAAGTATCTGAACTTGTTTCTGAAAATGTTGAAGTCTATAAGTTAGATATTACAAATGCTGATGAGATTAAAAAGTTTCATGAAAAGTACAGCGACATAACTCTTGATTTACTTGTAAATAATGCTGGGGGTGGAGCAGGTCCAACACAGATAATTAATGAAACTATGAATAATTTTAGAATTGCATACGACATAAATGTATCTGGACCAATGTATCTTTCACAACTATTTGTTCCTTCTATGCAAAAGTCAAAATCTCCTACAATTATTTTTATTAGTTCTTTGGGTGGAAAGTTTGCATATCCTGGTGGAGGAAATTACACTAATGCAAAAAGAGGTATGATGGCATTGGTAGATACTATGAGAATAGAGTTTCCTTCGTACAATATTAAGATAACAGAAATTTGCCCAGGTACAATTGATACACAAATAGAAAAAAAGGATGCTGCAATAACTGCAGAAGATATGGCAGAATGTATTAGGTGGGTTTCAGAACTTCCTAGCCATGTCAATATTAATCATATAGAGATTAACCACATACGTAGTGGTAAATAAAACAAACCCTAAACCTATTATTTAGGGGAGAGTTTTGCTTTTTTAAAAACTCTGCTATACTTAAGACTATTCCGTTTTTGAAAGGACGATACACATGTCAGATTTTTTTAGTTT